AGCTCTTACGATTGACTTTCCATTTTTCGATTTAGATGACATAAAAGTCATTGTTACGACAAGTGGAGGAGTTGATACAACAATAACAAGAGGTTCTGGTACAGGCACTTTTGCAGTATCAGGTACGGCAGTTGATGATGGTTATTCAGGTGGTTCTATTACACTAGGTGATAGTTATAGTAATACTCATACATACACCATTTATCGAGATATAGAGGCTTCTAGGACTACTGATTTTGCTACTTCTGGTCCTTTTAACATAGCTTCATTAAACACCGATTTAGACAAGATATATGCGATCATCCAACAAATCGAAACTGAGAACGATAGAGCCTTAACACTTCCTCTAACAGACTCAACTGCAAGTATAACATTACCTCCTAAAGCTTCTCGTCTTGGTAAATACTTGGCTTTCCATGACACAACAGGACTGGCAATAGTGGGGGGAGATGTTGCTGACACTGGTACTGTTGCTAGTCAGTCTGCAAATATATCCACTCTTGCAGGAATTGATGCAAATATTACTACAGTAGCTGGCATCCATGCAAACGTAACAACAGTTGCTGGAATACATAGTAACGTAACTACGGTAGCTGGTATTCACTCTAATGTTACTACGGTTGCAGGAGCTAATAGTAACATTACAACTGTAGCAAATAACATTAATAGTGTTAATACAGTAGCGACAGACATTGCAAAAGTTATTGTAGTAGCAAATGATTTAAACGAGACAGTATCAGAGATTGAAACTGCTGCTCTTGATCTTCAGGAAACAACATCTGAAATTGATGTAGTTGCTACAAATATAGCAAATGTAAATACTGTTGGTGGCATATCTTCAGAAGTTACTACTGTCGCAGGCATCCAAGCAAATGTAACAACATTAGCCACAGGAACTACAGGTGGAAATGCAAACCTTACGCAGATAAATGCTGTTGCAGGCAATTTAACAAACATAGATGCAGTAGCGACAAACGCAACAAACATTAATGCAGTAAAAAATAATTCTACTAATATCAATGCAGTAGCTGGAAACTCAACAAACATAAATGCAGTTGCAGGAAATGCTACTAACATTAACGCAGTAGCAGGCAATGCAACAAATATTAACAATCTAAATGCAAGTGGTGTAATAGCAGAAATTGGTACTGTTGCTGGTATAGCTTCTAACGTGACAACAGTAGCTGGAATACACGGTAATGTCACAACAGTAGCTGGAATAGCTTCTGACGTAACAGCAGTTGCTAATGATGCATCAGACATTGGTGCAGTAGCTGGAAAAGCCACAGAGATTGGAAGATTGGGTACAACAGAAGCAGTTGCAGATATGGCTTTGCTTGGAGTTCAAGCAGTAGTCGATGACATGGCTATACTCGGTGGATCAGGAGTTGTTGGTCACATAGCAACAGTTTCAGGTATTTCTGGTAACGTAACAACAGTTGCTGGAATCCAAGCTAATGTTACAACGGTTGCTGGCATTAGCTCAAATGTAAGTACTGTTGCTGGAATATCTTCTAATGTTACAACAGTAGCTGGTGACAGTACTGAAATAAGTGCTGTAGCAAGTAATTCAACTAACATTAATGCAGTAGCTGGAAATGCATCAAATATTAGTGCAGTTGCAGGTAACGCCACTAATATCAATGCAGTTAATAGTAACGCTACTAATATTAATTCTGTTGCAAGTTCTATATCAAATGTAAATGCAGTTGGTGGGGCTATATCAAATGTTAATACAGTAGCTACCAACATAAGTTCTATTAATGACTTTGCTGATAAGTATAGAATAGGTTCTTCTGATCCAAGTTCATCAAACGATGAAGGTGATTTATTTTACAATACAACAAGTAACACTCTTAAAGTTTATACTGGGTCAGCTTGGGAAGCTGGAGTAACTGCTGGATCAGGTTTTGCTCCTTTATCAGGTGCAAACTTTACTGGAAGTATAAGTGTAGTTGGAACTGTTACAGATGATGGTGCTACTCACGATGGCGATGTAACTTTTACTGGAGATAACTATAATGTGGTATGGGATAAGTCAGATAATGCATTAGAGTTTGGGGATGATGCTAAAGCTACATTTGGTGCTGGTAATGATTTAATAGTTAGACATCAATCTTCTAATAATACTTCTTACATAGAGTCAGATGATAACTTAGTTATAAAAGGCGATGACGTAATTATTCAGAATGAAGCTGGAAGTGTAAATCTTGCAAGATTTGTTGATGGTGGTGCTGTTCAATTATTTCAACCAGGTGCTAATACTGTAAGATTTGCAACAACAAGTACTGGAGTAGATGTAACTGGAGTAATAACAACTGATGGTGCAACTCACGATGGTGACGTTACATTTACTGGTGCTAGTTATAATGCATTATGGGATAAATCAGATAATTATTTAAGATTTAATGATAATGCAAGAGCTAGTTTTGGAACAGATGATGATTTAACTATTCGTCATACTGGTAGTGCTGGTTATATTTTAAATGAAACTGGAACTATGTTTATAACTAATGCAGCCAGTAATGGAACAGTTTTTATTTATACTGATGGTCAATATTTTGGTAATACTGCTTATATTGAAGCAGTTGGTGCTAGTGGTGAAGTAAAATTAAATTGGTACGGAAATAATAAATTAACAACTAAATCCACTGGAATAGATGTTACTGGTGTGACAACAACAGATACATTGAATCTTGGTGGTGCAGATGTAACAGCAAGTGCTGCTGAAATAAATAAGTTAGATGGTTATACTGGGGATACAACAGACTTAAATCGTTTAGATATGGGAACTGGCGAACAGCTTGGAATATTTAAACTTTCCACTTCTGTTCCATCACAAGCAAGTGATTTTACTAATAATACGAAATTAATAATGGTATATTAAAGTGACTGTAAAGGTTCTTGATGGTTCTACTATAAGAACACCACATAATATTTATGCATTAGATGGTTCTACTATTAGAAGAGTAAGACAGATAAAAGCCTTAGACCCTGATGGAAGCACTATTAGAGATGGCTTTACAAAATCAGATTTCTTTGATGTTTCAGGCACAGCCAATACATTAACTCCTGCAGTAGCAGAGCAATTATCTTTTACTATTAATTCTATTGATAATGATGTTACTCGAACAACTTGGACAGGTCATACGAGTTACTCAAATTCGACTTACCACCAAAGTAGTTCAGGAACTTGGTATGGCAATGGTTCAGGTATGCCCGGCTATCCAGGGGGACAACCTTCTTCTCCAAGTTATTCTGGAACATATTATAATGAAAGAGAAATTAATGGAGGTCAAACTGTACAAGTAAGATGGTTAAGCCCATCATTCACTTTAGGGAATAATACATCAACAGGTAATGGTTATGTTAATTTCAGTATTAATATGAGAGGTTGGTCAACTTGGAGTCCTTCATCTATTGACCAAGCATTTGTTAGTTGTGGGATATATGACGGAGGAGCTTCTTTACATTCAGGTTCATATGCCTTTGCACAAATCCCTGGAACACCTCACGGAAACGGAACTCAATTTCCATACCCAAGTTATTTCAGCACACAATATAAAGATGTTATAGGTACAGCTTCATCATACGCATTAACTAATATGCTAGGTAATATTACTAACGGTACTGGTGGTGTAAACTATGTCCCTTGGACTTGGAGTTATAATTCTGGAAATCAATATATCCCAGGGTTAGGTTCTAACGGAACATTCAGAGTTTATTTTGCTATGCACCTTTCAGATTATGGTCATAGTTCAGTAAGGATGATAAGATTAAATAATCCAGGGGGACAAAATTCAGATGCAAGTTTTAATGCATACAGTACACAACAAACTTCATCTTATTACACGACCACTTCATCTTCACAACATAATGGTGGTGCTTCCTATTCATTTAGTGGACCTTTTTCTGCTAGTGGTACTTTTAGTCAGACAACAAGTACAAGTACTGCTGGTTCAGAAGTTAGAACAGCTATTAATAATGCAAAGCCAAGTGGATGGAGTG